GCGCTCGAGCAGCCAGTTAGCGTCGCTCAAGTTGAGGGTGGTGGTCGTTCCCTGTCCTGAGCCGTTGAGGTCAACTGCAAGCGAGGTCAGCACGCCGACGAAGCGACGGTCGGCGACTACTGACGTCGAGCCGGTGTCCTTCTGCACGAGCCTGAAGCGCGTGTTGTCTGGCACTGTGCTGAACCACGGACCTGCGGCTGGCGTGATCTCCTGCGTGATGACGAGCGACATCGTTGAACTGGAGCCGTCGCCATTTGCCGAGAGTTGCAACGAGGATGGGTCTGCGATCATCGCGTTCTGACGCGCGGTTCCAGCGGCAAGGTTCTCGGCTGGGTTGAGAATGTCCACGGAGGCGAACGCAGAGCCGACGGTTGCCGTGCCTGCGGAGCCTGCCGAGGTGTAGGTGAAGGCGGTCCCAGAGGTCACGGTGACCTGATACACGCCGACCATTGAGGTGCCAGCCGCACCCGTAGTTGCACCGATCTCGACGTAGGCGCCCGTGGTCAGGTTGTGCGGCTGAGTGGTCGTGACCGTGACCGTTGACGACGCACGGCTCGCCGAGCCAATCGGCGGCAAGTCCATCAGCAACTGGAATGGAGCGGTCGCCACTTATGGGCCTCGTCGTGCGGTGCGCTGTCCGTTCGTGTTGCTGGTATAGCCGCCGAGATAGTTGTTCGTGCTTTGCGCGACGACCTGTCCGTCCAGGTATAGGTTCGTGTTGGTGGTGAGGCTCGTTGGCGTGCCGCCACCACGGTTCATTGGGTTGATGAATGAGCCGCCCGCATAGCCAGCGGCTTCTGCCGCCGCATCAAGTTTCTGAGTCTTGAGTCCACCGCCGATTCCGATAATCTTCAGTCCAGCGACGATTGCGTCAATGACAAACTTGATTGCCTCAAGCGCCAACTTCAGCGGCGCGAGTGCGATTGTCAGCAGGTTGATTGAGTCGTCGCCAGTGTCAAAGATGGCGAAGAGTTCGCTGACCGAATCCACCAGTGGTCGCACATAGTTGTCCACGAGGTCGGTGAAGATAGGTCCGAGGTCCTCCATCAAAGACTCGAACGCAGGAAGCGCAGTCTCAGTCAGGAACGCAAGTGCCTCATTGACGATTGGAAGCAACTTTGACCCGAAGGTCTCAATCGCTTCGTTGAAACGAATCTGCGCTGCGGCAAACTTGCCGCTCGTGCTGTTGGCGACTTCCTCAGCCACGCCGAGATACTTCTCGTCAGCGGCTCGCAGGATGTCCTTCAGTTTCGCGCCCTTCTCAACCTCGATGCCGAGCGTCATCAAGCCCCGCGTGCTGCCTGCTGCTCCTCGCCCGATGGCGAGCATCACGGTGCTGAGGTCCTTGCCGGTCGCGGCTGCAATGTTCGCGGCGACTGCGTTGGCTCTGAGTAGGTTCTTCTGATTCTTGAAGAATCGGCTCCCGATTTCTAAACCAGAGCGCACCTGATCGTCGGTGAATCCAAGACGCTGCATCGCCTTGATCTGCTCCTCGATCTTTGGAGAGAGTTGATCCATCTGGTAGCCGCGCGCCTTGAGCGCAGCGTTGAGTCGGATGGTCTGCTTCTCATCCTCCGCTGCGGCCATTACCGCGTTGGCTGCGAAGGCTACGAGTGCCGCACCGGCTGCGAGAGCCGCTGCGCCGATTGCCTTGAATGCCGTGCCAGCCATCCCTCGGAGTCGGCCCATCGCCTTGCCGACGTTGCCGAGCGGCTTGGTCGCGGCATCCTTTGCCGCGATGACGAAGTTCGCTGAACGGTCAGATCCGAATGCCATTGCTCACCTTCTCTTGAACTTCAAGATGGTGGCGCGGAATGCGCCGTTGTTGAAGAATGATTCTACCGTCTTCGCCATCGCTTCCATCGCGGTCTTCTGGTGCGCCTCGTTCTTTGAGACGCGCGTGACGAATGGGTTGGCTGGAACTGCCTTGACTGCCTTCGGTCCGTTCTTAGTCTGGCGAACGCCGCTGATCCCAGACGTGACGAACCAGCGATACCACGCTCCACCGCTACCACTGTCTCGGCTGCGTCCAGCCCTCGGACCGACCACCGCAGCCGGTGTGTTGAAACGCGCGCGGCGAGCAGTCACTGACTTGCGGAGTCTGCCTGGCGTCCTCGTGGTCTTGCCGACTGGAGCCTCGGCTCGCATCGGCTTGACCATCGTGCGCGCAGCATTCAGCGTGGCGATGCTGAGCAGGCGCTTGTAGGCGCCTGGGTTCGCGCCTTCAAGGAAGCCCAACTGCAATGCCTTGTAGTTCGAGTCCACGTTGAAGGAGATCGTCAGTCGGTCGAGCGAGTTAGCGGCCACGGTGCTCCTTTGGCTGCAAGTCGGACATCAGAGCCAGTGTACGAGTGAAGTCTCCTGCGTCCCACTCCAGAACGTCGTGCGGTGGAATGTGGAACTTCTCACCGATCAGGTGCGCTGCGATCAGCGGGTGCGGCGTAAGAGTCCGACCCGCCGCAAGCCGCTGGGCGTCGAGTCTTATCGAGGGGGGAGTGCTGCTACCGCATCGCTCCACTTCGTGATCGCGTCGCTCAGTGCGTCCATCGGTGCGTCAAGCACGTCTGTCGCCGGTACGCCATCGTCTGTCAGGAAGTTGTGCTTGATCACGAGTTTCTGAAGTGCGTTCAGCGCGCGCTCGGCGCTGCCGCTTTGCAACTCAATAAAGACGCGAGCAGGAACGCCCTCTGCCTTCATCGTTGCCGTCCATCCCTCAAAGGGTGCGGCAAGGGTCACTTCAACGGTGCGGAACTGTGGCTTGCTCTGGCTCATCTACCCTCCTCCTCTGCTACTAGGTTGAACTTACGGCAACGCCGCCAAGTCGCTATTCACCAAGATGCGAAGTGACTTCGCGCTCACCGTGTCGTAGACCAGTGTGCCGGTGACGGCCATCGTGGTCAGACCGTCTTCGGCGCCAGCCATCTGCTGAACTTCCGTTGGGACGATCATCGCCATAATGTGCGCCGAGTAGGTGCCGTTGCTCCACGACAGGCGCACGCCCTTCGGCGTTGCTGCGCGGTAGGCGTCGTACCACGTGCTCACTGCCGAAGCGGTCGAGGAGACCGTCATCGTCAGCGTGCCGGTGAATGGGTTGCTCTCTGCGTGTGTGCTGAAGACCACCGTGCCTGCAAGGTACGACTGGCGCGTGATGCCTGCGTTGAACTCCAGTGAGAAGTCCAAGAGGTACTCGTACGCCGTGCCGTCAGCCGTGCCTGGGAAGGTGCTGCCGTGCTGGAAGGCGTTCCAGAGGCGTCCTGCCATAAACGGCGATGTTGGTGTCCCTTCGGCGAGTGTCGCGCTGTTCTTCGCAACGTTCTGCGCGAAGAGTGAGGCGCTTAGGTTCGTGAGTCCGTTGCGGTCTGCCGCGATGGTGATTGACTCAGCGAGGCAGTAGTTGGCGACGTACTGCTGCTGTCCGTCGGTGGCGACCAGAGAGTAGGAGGTCGGCGAGTTCGCCGCCGTCATTGAGTAGTCGTAGTCCCACTCGTATGGCGCAGCGGTGCCGCTCACAGTATCTGTGCGCGTCATTGAGAGCCAGAGTGGAAGTTCGCCGACGCTCACCGCAGGAACGGTGGCGCTGAGGGTTGGCTCGATGGAGACGATTGTGCCGGTGGAGCCGATGAGCGGGTTGCGAAGTGCAACGGATCGCTCGGCGCCGAGTTCAATGGTCACGCCATCGCTGATCACGCCAGTTGGCGTCACGAGCAACTTGCGGCCGCCGCTGGTCAGCGTCGGGATGGTTCCAGGCGTCGCCTCCTTGAAGGCGACCAACTTGCTGAACAGTACGTTCCCTGCGGATGCGGCTGGCATTAGTCGTTCTCCTTGTCTTCAGCCGCTGGTGCGGCACGCTTGGCGATTCCTGCTGCGATCCAAGCCTCTGCCTGAACCGCTGGTGCGCTGATGATACTACCGTCCGACGGCAGACCAGCCACGAACTCTCCCTGTGGGATTGAGCCTGGCACGAACTGCACGTCAATGTGGCTGATGACTGGATAGGTCAGAGGCTTCTTGAGATTAGGCACTGGTTGCGATTGCCTCCACGCTTGCGATCTCAACGGTCGCGGTGATTGTCAGGTAGTCCTGATCTGCCCAAGTGTCGGTGCCGATGTTCGTGGAGGTCACGCTCGCCTGCGCCACCGCATCTGTGCCATCAAGCGTCACGCCGTCAATCAGGCTGTCGCGCAGCCACGTGCGCCACGTCATCAAGTCGGCATACTTGCGCCCGAGGTCAGCCTGCGGCTGGATGTAGACCACGACGTTCAGGGTCAGCGTCACCTGGCGATTGCTTGCGCCGTAGGCGATGGTGTCATCGCCTGGGATGATCACCGCCGCTGGGACAACTGCGAGATTGTCAGGTGGGAAGGAATGAACCGTGCGAAGGACGTAGCCAGTTGGTGGCGTCTGCGCCGTCAGGTGCGCGGCGAGTCCAGCGATGATCGTTCGGTCGTTGAAACTCATCGAGCCAGACCTTCACGCCGTCGGTATGCCTCCAGCAATACCTGCGACTCAGGATGCAGCGCACGCGCTTGGCGCAGGATGCCGCCGAGGTCTTGACTGCCGATCACGCCGAACGGCGAGGTGCGGCTTGACCACACTGCACCGGCTTGGATGATTGCGGCTTGCTTCACGGCGCTTGGCACGGACGGCCATCCGAAGACGCCGACCACCTTCACGCCGCGATAGACGTCGCGTGGGAAGTTGCGCGGCCACGTGACCGAGACGTCAATCTCGTTGTACGGCCAGCCGTCCAGTGCTGCGTTGCCTGGCGCGAGGTTGTAGTCGGTGCCTGCGGTCCACGTTGTCTCGTACGTGCCGTTGGCGTCGTCGTCTGTCGTCAGCGTCGTGATGCTCACAAGGTCGTCCACGAGGACGTACTGGTAGTCGGTCGCGGTGTAGTAGCGCGTCTCGGTCGCGGTGCCGAACTT